TCCCTCGGCGAGGAGGCGGCCGGGAGGTACGCGAGCGGCCTCGCGTCGCTCGACGACTCCGCGGCTCGGCTCGTGGTGACGTCCTCCACCGAGTGGGGGGCGCGGGCCGGGGTGACGTTCGTCGAGGCGAAGATCCGGCAGCACGGGCCGGACATCGTGCTCATCGACGGCGTGTACCTCATGCACGACGACCGGGACGGCAAGACCAAGACCGAGCGGCTCTACAACCTGACGCAGGACCTGAAGAGGGTGGCGAAGCAGGCGGCCCTCCCTGTGGTGGTCTCCACGCAGCAGGGGCGCACGCACGCGCGCCGCGAGAGGGTGGGCGGCCTGCAGGGCGTGCAGTGGAGCGACTCGTTGGTTGGTGACACACTGATACAGACAAGCGACGGCCTCACCGAGATACGGAGACTTGAGGGAAGGACCTTTCATGTCGAGGCGTTCGGGAAAACGAAGCTTGCCAGGGGGTTCAAGTCTGGCATGAAGCGGGTGTGTGCGATACGTGCTGGTGGGGTTGACATCTTCCGGTGCTCGAAGGATCACAGGGTGCTCGTATGCAGTGGTGACAAGGTCCTGTGGAAGACCGCGGGCAGCATTTCGACAGACGACTATCTTGTGTACTCCTCAAAGCCGTTTAATGCCGGGGGAGACACGCTACCGGTGGTAGAGATCTCGACCGGGAACGGGAGGAGGAAGCCAGTTTCGATACCGGATAAGATGAATCCGGACCTGGCATGGCTGATCGGCGCTATGATAGGTGACGGGAGCGTTAACGCCAAGAACGGACAGACGAGCCTGCATGTCGGCTATGACACTGGATACGCGGAGGAGGCGCGACGGATAATGCGCGGGTGCTTCGGTGATCGCGGAAAGATACGCCTCATGAAGACGAGGTTCAGCAGGAGGGAGCAGGTTAGCGTCTACTGGTACGGAAGGAACCTCGCCTGTTGGTGGAGAGGTATCATGTACGTCGATGGGGATAAGAGTTTACGACCGGAGCTGCTCGGGCTGAACGGTGTGCTGCGCAGGAACTTGCTTGCCGGTCTGATAGACAGTGACAGGCATTTTGATGCCGGGAGGTTCGCTGTTTCCTACAAGACGTCGAACCTGGCGTTAGCTACGATGGTAGCGAAGCTGTCGATGTCCTGCGGTGTATACGCGACGGTGTATAGGGGTTCGACATGGTACGACGTGCGCCTCAGCGGGGTAGACCTGCACTCCGTGCATATACCTTGCCGGGTGAAAAAACTTGAGCACGGTGAGGCTAAGAATGCCTTTTCCGTTCCCAGGATGCTCGCGAAGCGCGTGGCGCTGGGATACTGCAGGCGCACCGGGTTCAGGTACAGGAGCAGGAAGTTGACCGGTTCCGACAAGTCGCTGGCATTCCTTATACGGAAGGCGGTTAGCGGGCGCGGTTTTGGGGACGGGACTCTGAGCCTTCTTGATCCGGCATACACCGGGATGCGTTTCATCAAGGTGGACTCGGTAAAGATGGAGGGGGGGATGGAGGACATGTGGGACGTGGAGGTGCTGTCGTCGTGTGACAAACGGATCATCGGCAACGGGCACGTCACGCATAACTCGTTCGGTCAGGACTCGGACATGGTGTGGGAGCTGTTCCAGACCCGCGCCATGCGGACGCAGCGCAGGATGCAGGTCGTAATCCTGGCGCAGCGCGAGGGCGACGTCGGGGACATACACATCCAGTGGGACCTGGAGGCGATGGACTTCTCGGAGACCGACGGCACGTTCAACACAGGGGGTGACTACAGCGAGCAGGTTTTTTCAGGTGGGACCGACATAAGTGACTAAGGAGATTATGGCATGCTGATAACGATTAGCGTTTCCTACGGCAAGGCGTACGCCTTCGGCTCCCGAAGGGCGGCGCTGAAGTACTTAGACGGGCTGCTGCACTCGGAGAACCTCGTCGAGGGTTTCACCGTGAACATCGGCACGTCGGACAGGACGCACTGGATGTGGGAGAACATGAGCTACTCCGACCGGAACGACTACCCCAACGAGGAGTGGTTCCGCATCGGCATCAAGAAGCTCGACTTCCAGCGCGACGTGGACGGGAAGTACAAGCGGTACGCAAAGAAGGCGACGGACAGCGGCCGCCCGGCGCGGAGCTTTGACGAGTGGCTGAAGGTGACCGGTAAGGCGGAGGAGTACTACAAGCTCCCGACGGTGTCGGTGGAGCCGGGGAGGGTGAAGGAGCCGGATCTGGTGGACACGACCGGGATCGAGTTCGGCGAGGCTTCGACGTAAGATATTTTCGGAGGTGACAGGATGAAGAAGACGGTGATGGAAGTGGCGCAGGAGCTGGACTACCTCGTGCGGGCGCGGTACCCGGTCATAGCGGTGCAGACCTACGAGGAGCAGAGGGTGCTCAGCGTGGCCAAGAAGATCGCGTTCAGCAGGAACAAGGAGCTCTACCTGTGGAACTGCAACCGTGGGCTCATGCACGTCACCGAGCACGGTGACACTGTACAGGACCTGTCCGATGGGGGCCTGACGCAGCCGCAGCAGATCCTGTCGCACGTGGAGGCGTGCAAGAACGACGCCGTGTTCGTGCTGCAGGACTTCCAGGTGTTCATAGGCAAGAACCCGAAGATCGACCGGCAGGTCAAGGACCTTGTGGAGGCGCTGCACCAGAGCCGCAAGACCGTGATCATCACCGGGACACACATAGAGGTGCCCAGCGACCTCGACAAGTACATCACGCTGCTGGACTTCCCGATGCCCGACCGTGAGGTGCTGCGCGAGGCGCTCGACGACCTCATCGACAGGGTGTCGGGCATGGACTCCAACGTCACGGTCCGGCTGACGGATGCCGACCGGGAGGAGCTGGTCGAGGCGGCCAAGGGGCTGACGGTGTCAGAGACCAAGCTCGCGGCCGCGAAGACGGTGGTCGCCACGGGCAGGATCGACTCGGACAGCGCGAGGAGCATCATCCAGGAGAAGCGCCAGATAATCCGCAAGAGCGGGACGCTGGAGTTCTACCCGGCCAGCGAGGACCTGGCCGACATCGGCGGGCTCGACGCGCTGAAGGAGTACATCCAGGAGCGCGACCACTGGTGGAACCAGGAGGTGCTCGACTTCGGGCTGAAGTACCTCAAGGGCGTCGTGCTGATCGGCGTGCCAGGAAGCGGGAAGAGCCTGACCGCGAAGACGATGGCGAGCCACTGGGGCCTGCCGCTGATACGGCTGGACATGAGCCGCATATTCGACAAGTACGTCGGCGGGTCTGAGGAGAACATCCGCAAGGCCATGCACGTCGCGGAGGCCGTCGCGCCGTGCGTCCTGTGGCTCGACGAGGTCGAGAAGGCCATGGCTACGGGCTCGGGCGACAACGGCACGAGCAGGCGGGTGCTCGGGCAGTTCCTCACCTGGATGCAGGAGAAGGAGAGCCCGGTGTTCGTGGTGTGCACGGCCAACAAGGTGACCGGAGACGGCGGCCTTCCGCCGGAGTTCCTGCGCAAGGGCCGGTTCGACGAGCTGTGGTTCGTCGACCTGCCGACGCTGGAGGAGCGGGCCGAGATTGTCGACATCCACCTGCGGAAGAAGGGGCGCGAGTTCGCTCGCGAGGACGTGGAGAGGATAGCCGAGGAGGCCGACGGCTACACGGGTGCCGAGATAGAGGCCGCGCTTGAGGCCGCTCTGTGGAAGTGCTACAGCGCGAAGACCGAGCTGACGGCGGAGATGTTCATAGAGTCGCTGAAGCGGTCGACCCCGCTGAAGGACACCATGAGCCAGGAGCTCGCCGCCACGCGGGAGTGGGCGAAGGGCAGGGTCCGGTACGCCTCGAACGCGGCCGGGGCGACGGTGATGTCGGAGGCCGAGCAGTCCATCCAGCTGGAGATCGAGTAGTGGAGGCGGCCGTAAGGCAGTTCCTGCGCGAGCGGCGCATAGAGGTCACGCGGGAGACCGGCAGGGGCGAGCTGAACGCGCGCTGCCCGTTCCCGGACCACAACGACGCCCACGCCTCGTGGTCCATAAACGCCGAGTCGGGCCTGTGGAAGTGCATGGGCTGCGGGCGCAGCGGGTCGTTCGAGTACCTGTACGCGATGCTGCTCGGCGTCGACATCTGGGCGGCGCTCGGCCAGATACGCGAGAAGTATGACGTGGACATACACCGGGTCGTGCGGCTGCGCATAGCCGAGCACGGCGTCTCGCGCAGCGTGTTCGAGACGAAGCGCGACCTGGAGATCCTGTACGGCATGATGGAGAGGTTGTCCGAGCCGCACCCGTACTATATAATGAGGGGGTTCGACAACTGGAGTTGGAGAGAGTGGGAAGGGCGTTTCGACAGGGACAGGGGCATGATCGTGTTCCCTGTCCGCGCGCTGACCGGCGGCATGCGGGCGCTGGCCGGACGCGCCGTCTCCGAGAAGCTGCACCATTGGTATGAGGGGTCTGAGCCCACGACCACGCTGTACGGCATGCACCATTGCCAGCACGCGCGCGAGGAGGTCGTCGTGTGCGAGGGCCTCCTCGACGTGCACCGGCTCCGAAGCGTGCTGCGTTCGGAGGCCGTGGACGTCGTGAGCCTTACCACGGCGTCGATGTCGCGCGAGCAGGAGGCGCTCCTGTCGGCATGGGACGTCGTCTCGCTGTGGCTCGACAACGACACAGCAGGGATCGACGCGCAGGCCAGGATGGCTAAGCGCTTATCAGATGGCGGGAAGAGGGTCAATCTTGTCCCGTACTACACGACAGGCAAAGACCAGGCGGACAAGGAGGTGAGCGACGCGGCGCTGCTGGCCGGTTTCCGAAACCGGCGGTCATACGTCGCGGACCGCGTTGCCAGGCGTGTTGCGGGCATGGATTAGATACACGATTAGAGAGGAGAGAAAGAGATGAGCGACTGGTTTCAGACAGGGTACGACGCGGTGCAGAAGGAGGCCGCAAAGTCCTACCAGGACGAGTTCAGGGTCAAGGAGCACGAGGGGATGCCGGGGGCGGCCCCCGGTTCGCCGGAGGCGCAGGGCGTCCTCGTGAGGTTCCTCTCGGAGGAGCCCAAGACTTTCAGGCAGCACACGTTCAGGCAGGGGACGCGCTGGCCCAGGTTCACGTGCCGGGGGGCGGGGTGCCCCATGTGCAACCTGCTGCACGACAGCCCGCGGTTCGTCGGAGCCTTCACGGTGTACGACTACCGCGACGGCAAGGTGAAGGTCTACCTGCCGGGCATCCGCGTGCTGCGCACGCTCGACAGGTTCAGGATGATGGAGGGCGGGCTCACGGGGCACGACTGGCTCGTGATGCGCTCCGGCGCCGGCACCGACAGCACGTACAACTTCCTGCCGCGACCCGCCTCCGACTTCCCCGCCGGGGCCAAGAACCCGGACGGCACGCTGCAGCAGATCGACATCATCAAGGCGTACGCGCCGCTGTCCCAGGAGGAGCTGACGCAGAAGGCGATGGAGTTCAGCTCGCAGAGCAACCCGCCGCCGATGGCCGGGCAGCCGACCGCGGGGCAGGTGCCGCCGGTCGTTCCGGCGCAGCAGGCCACGGGACAGCAACCACCACCGCAGCAGCCGCAGGACGGCGCTTTCACCGGAGGGGTGAAGTTCTGACCGCGCGACGGGTGGGCATGCGCCCTCCCGTCTTTTCCCGTCGAGGTACCGATGGCCGAGATTATAATTCGGAACAAGACGTCGCTCGTGACCGGGCTGGGACCCGGCGAACGGACGGCGGTCGACCACAGGCTGTTGTACAAGCCCAAGAACTACCAGTGGACCACCGCGTACAAGACCGGGCGGTGGGACGGCAGGCGGAGGCTGTTCTGGAACGGCTCCGCGTTCCCCACGGGCCTGGCCGGGATGGTCCAGGACACGCTACGGGGGCTCGGGACCGCGGTGACCGTGCGCGACGAGCGGACGAGGCCGGTGGGGAACGAGCCGCTGGAGTTCCTCGGCGAGGACCGCGACTACCAGGGGATAGAGGACACGTGCATAGCCGCCACGCGCGGCATAATCAACTTCGCCACCGGGGCGGGCAAGACGGCCGTGGCATCGCGCATCATCGCGCGGCTGAACCTGCCGACGCTGTATATCGTCCCTACGCGGGAGCTTTTATCGCAGACAAGCGGCGAGCTTGAGGACATGCTCGGCGTGGAGGTCGGCCGAATCGGAGGCGGGGTGTTCGATCCGCGCAGGGTGACCGTGGCGACCGTGCAGCTGCTGTACAGGGTCCTGCGTGACCGGCAACACCGGCTGCGCGAACGCCTTCGCCCGATGTGGGACGGCATCGACATACTGGTCGTGGACGAGTCGCACCACCTCGGCGCGTCAAGCTACTACAGGGTGGCGCAGGCAGTCGACGCCTACTACCGGTTCGGGCTCACCGGGACCGCGTTCCGAACGGACAACGCCGACATGATGATCCAGGCCGTCACCGGCCGCGTGCTCGGCAGGATAAGCTCCTCTGAGCTCATCGGCAGGGGCGTGCTCGCGCGGACGCACGTCAGGCTGTACCGGGTGCCGCACGTCACCGTGCGGTCGGACCATTGGAGTGACGTGTACGGGCAGGGCGTCGTCAGGAACGAGAGGCGCAATTTACTTATCGCTGATATTGTATTATCTTTTATCAGTGAGGCCAAGACGGTATTGATCATAGTGAAGGAGATCGAGCACGGCAGGATTCTCACCGGCATGATACCGGGCGCGGTGTTCGTCCACGGGTCGCTGCCCCAGCAGGTGAGGGACGACATCCGCAGGGAGTTCCGCGCTCGGAGGATACCCGCGCTGGTGGCCACGAAGATATACGACGAGGGCGTGGACGTCCCGTCGATGAACGCGCTGGTGATGGCGGCGGGCGGCAAGAGCGCCATACAGACCATACAGCGGGTAGGCCGCGCGCTAAGGAAGTCCGAGGGGAAGGATGAGGTCACGATCTGTGACTTCATGGACGACGGCCACCGGCTGCTCAGGTCGCACGCGGCCAGCCGCATGGCGATCTACAGATCGGAGCCGGGGTTTGAGGTGGAGGTTGTTGATGGACAAGACTCGTGAGTTGACTGTGCAGGAGCGTCTGAACCTGGACATCGTCCAGTGCCGGAGGTGCCTGTACGTGGAGAGCTGCCGGGGGCCGGTCCCGGGTTCCGGCGGGCTATCGGCGCGCATCATGGTCGTGGGGGAGGCGCCGGGTGAGCACGAGGACACCGAGGGGGAGCCGTTCATCGGACCATCCGGCGCGGTGCTGCGCGAGGTGTTCATGAAGGCGGGCGTGGACCTCTCTAAGAAGGCATACATAACCAACATCGTGAAGTGCAGGCCGGTCGGGAACGCCACGCCGCTGCAGAAGGCCGTGGAGGCGTGCAAGGGGTGGCTCATGCGGGAGACGCGGGAGGTGTCGCCGAGGCTCGTGATCATGCTCGGGCGCGTGGCGCAGAGGAACGTCCTGCCGTACACGTCCGACATGCCGCACGGCAGCGGCTGGAGCCTGGACCGGGAGTACCTGTACCTGCACCACCCCGGCTACTGGCTGCGCTGCGGGGGGAGTTCATGGGCGGACGACAACGTCCTGCCCGTTCTCAATACGTTACCATGGAGGGAGAAGGGATGGATCTGATCCAGTACATCGAGGTCGACACTCAGGCCGCCGCTTTTGAGGGCGAGGTCGTCACGCAGCTTGAGATCGAGGAGATGATCGAGAGGGACCTGGCGCTGCAGGCGAGCGTCAAGGAGTCGAAGCGCCGTCGGGACAAGATGAAGCCGAAGTTCCTGGCGTACCTTGAGGAGCACGCGGTCCCGGACCAGAAGGGCTCCCGCAAGATGGAGTTCGTCGCCGGGAAGGTTGAGAGCATCGTCCGTGAGTCCGCCAAGCTGAACGAGGACCGGGCGGTGGAGTTCTGCCGGGGCAGGGGGCTCGACGACTGCTGGAAGGAGGTCACCGTGCGCGTGATCAAGCCAGAGGAGTTCGAGGACGCCGTGAAGAGCGGTGTCATATCGCGCGAGGAGCTGCGCGGGCTCGTGGACATCAAGTCCAACGTCGCGCTGTACGTGAAGCCGCGATGACCGTCGAGAGGCTGTCCGTGAAGACCGGGCTGACGCTGAACCTCGGCAACTACGAGTCGGCCCGGGTGGACGTCGGCGCCGAGGCGGCGGTCGAGGAGGGCGAGGACCCGCGCGCGTGCTACCACGAGCTGTTCAGGATGTGCGAGCTGGAGATGGTCGACCAGGTGCGCGGGATACAGTCGCAGATCGCCGAGCGGGTGCGCAATGCTGCTTCCAGATGACGACCTTCCGCTACTGAGGGCGAAGCTCTCGGAGGCGCTCTCCGCGGGCGTGGTCTCGTTCGACACCGAGACCACGTCCCTCGACATGCACACGCTGCGCCTCGTCGGGTTCTCGTTCGCCTACCACCTCGACGGCCGCATGGAGGCGCACTACTTCCCGGTCAATCCGGTGATCGGTGTGCGGGGCGTCGGGCTGGGCGCCGCGCTTGACATGTTATTCGACGACCGGGACCTCACCGTTGTCATGGCGAACGCGCCGTTCGACATCGGGGTGCTCCAGGTGACGTCGGACGTCCACGCCATGTGCCGCGTGCGCGACGTGCTGGTCATGTCGTGGCTCCTCGACGAGAACCGCAGGAAGCACAACCTGAAGCTGCTCGCGCACGATGTCCTTGGGGTGGACATGCTGGAGCTGAAGGAGGTGGCGGGCAAGAACTGCAACGCGGCCGATGCCGATCCCGTGGAGCTCGCCGACTACTCCATGGACGACGCCCGCAGGACGCTTGAGCTGCACGACGTCTTCCTCCCGCAGCTGGAGGAGCAGGGGCTGATGTCGGCGATGACGAAGATCGAGGAGCCGCTGTACCCGCTGCTGGCCTCGATGAAGCTGAACGGCGTCCAGATAGACTCGGAGCACCTTGAGCACATGCGGGTGCTGTGCCGCAACCACGCGGCGATGCACAAAGAGAGGGTGGTGCGCGCCGTGGGGCGCGACCTGAACCTGAACTCCCCGCAGCAGGTCGGCAGGGCGTTCTTCGACGAGATGGGCCTGCCGAAGCTCGGGGTCACGAATACCGGGAAGCCCTCCACGGCGGAGCCGACCATGCGCGCGCTGTCGCGGGCCGGGCACCGCGTGGCCGATGACCTCCTGCAGTACAGGTGGTACTCGAAGGTGAACAAGACGTTCATCGACGGGCTCACACCGAAGTCGGACACCGGAAGGGTGTACCCGAGCCTGCACCAGATCGGAACCGTGACGGGGCGACTGTCGTCCAGCGACCCTAACGAGCAGAACATCGTCGTGGAGAGCACGGTCGGCGTCCGCGGGCTCATAGTCCCGTACAGCGATGACGACCTGCTGGCGGTCGGCGACTACTCGCAGATAGAGCTCTGCCTGCTCGCGCAGCTCTCCGGCGACCCGGCGCTGATAAAGGCGTTCGTTGACGGGGAGGACATCCATGCGTACACGGCCCGGAGGATGGGCATAAGCAGGACAGACGCCAAGCGCGTCAACTTCGGCGTGGTCTACGGCATGGGTCCGGGGTCGCTCTCCGCTGACCTCGGGATCACGTACGACCAGGCGGCCGAGTACATCGACGGGTGGTTCGGGTCGTACCCCGGCGTGCTGCGGTACAAGGAGTTCGTCGAGGGGCACGCTTACCGGTTCGGCTACGTGAGGACGATATCGGGCCGCAAGCGCAGGCTGCCGGACGCGCGGAGCGGCGACCAGGGAAAGCGCGGGTACGCCCTCCGGCAGGCGCTGAACTCGTGCGTCCAGGGCAGCGCCGCCGACCTCATGAAGCTCGCCATGCGCGACAGCTACCGCGAGTGGGGGAACAGGCCGCCGTGCCGCGTCGTCATGTCGGTGCACGACGAGCTCGTGTACTCCGTCCGGGGCGACTGCGACGCCATCGCCGGCAAGGCGAAGCGCGTGATGGAGGGCTGCCTGAAGCTGGAGGACGTCCCGATACGCGTGGACATGTGCCTGACTAACAGGTGGTGGTACGCGAAGAACGGCGGGGCGAAGGACGCGCCGGAGTGGCTGAGGGAAGGCTGCATTTATAGGGGGATAACATGAAAGAGGGGGGCGCTATGGACACGTTCAAGGAGCTTATTAGCAGGGAACCGGGACTGCTCGACAAGCCCATCGAGGAGCTGCTGCCGATCTCGTCCATCGGCGAGGCCGCGGTGTCAGCCTATCGGTCGCTTGTCAGCAAGCCTGACAGCCTGCCGATGACCGAGGAGCAGAAGCGGGAGACGCTCCGCTACTGCCAGGACGTAAGGAAGATGCTGCTCGCGATAGAGGCGCGGATCGAGGAGGGGGTAACATGAAAGAGGGGGGCGCTATGGACACGTTCAAGGAGCTTATTAGCAGGGGACCGGAGCTGCTCGACAAGCCCATCGAGGAGTTGCTGCCGATCTCGTTCGTCGGCGCGGCCGCGGTGTCAGCCTATCGGTCATGGATCAGGAAACTCGACAGCCTGCCGATGGCCGAGGAGCAGAAGCGGGAGACGCTCCGCGACGGCCAGAACGCGGGCAAGATGCTCCTGGCCATCGAGGCGCGGATCGGGGAGCTGCTGCCGCGAGGTGATCGTGCGGGATGGATTCGAACGGAAGGATCTACAAAGAAAGCAACACGACTGAACTTGCCCATTGACGGGAAGCGAGCTCATGTGGCGAGACAGATATTCAACAACCCCGACGCCGTGGCCGAGGTCATCGCCGAGGCCGAGGAGAACGGGGACATACCCACCAAGACGGCCGTGCTGAACAAGGTGAGGGATCGGAGGAGGCGGGAACGGGCTCATGCCTATGCGAAGGATCGGGTTGAGGCTCCACCAGAGTTGTCGCGCTTCCTTGACGCATGCATCACGCGGCAACGGCAGACCAACATCGTGCTGAGCGACATCGTGCGGAACAAGGAGTACCTGCCTGAGAGCAAGCTTGAGGAGTTCGTTGGGGAGGTCGTCTCCACCCTGCGGATACTGTCCACCGATAGATCGCTTAGGAGGATCATGCATGTTGACAGAGAGACAACTTGAGCGGGTGCGCCAGCAGCTTCGATGTTCCGTCGTTGAGGACGTGTTCTTTGACGGCAGGTACCCGAAGATGCAACTCCTATCGAAGGAGGACATCTATCGGGAGCTCGGCATCCCGTATGCTGACGGCGACTATTTCCAGATACGCGGGATTGACAGTGTCCTTGGTAGGGTACTGGCTGATCTTCGGAAACACCTTCACTTGCGCAACCTAAACTTCGTATCCATTAGGGTGTCGCTGGAGGACGGGCATTCCTACGTTCTGTACGGGTTCACGAATGACGTCAACAAAATAGACGAATGCATATTGAGGTGGAAGAGGTTCTACTATTGTGGAAGGAGGAACGCCGAAAGGGTTGAACATGCCGGAGAGAAACAAAAGCGTCTTCTTCTCGCAGGGCAGGGGAAACTCCTCGGTTCGCAGCGATGAATATAGGGGGCGCTATTTGACGGTTTACGCTGGGCGGCATCTACAGGCGGGTGCCTTGATGGGCGCCTGTACAAAATCATTCTGAGGAGGCCAGGAGATGGCTACGATCACGGTTCCGATGCTGAACGTTCAGGTCTGCAAGCTGCGCATCCGGGGCACCACACCCCTGATAGTGCACAGGTTCACCAAGAAGGCGCAGCAGCAGATCATCGACAAGCAGGGCGGCAAGGCCGCCAACAAGAAGGCGGCGAAGATAGCCGAGAAGGAGTTCGAGGACGCCAAGTACAAGCTGCCGGACGGGCGCGACGGGTTCCCGGCGGTGGCGTTCAAGACGGCCGCCGTGAGCGCGTGCCGCTACGTGGACGGGCTGAAGATGACGCACGTGCGCGGCGCGATGCACGTGATGGGCGAGGTGGTCGACGGCGTGCCGACCAACCTCGTGGCGCTCGACTGCGACGAGCCGGAGCTGCGCTCCGACCCGGTCACCATCAGCCTGGGGAAGAGGGACATCCGGCACCGGCCGCAGTACAACCGGTGGCAGACCACGCTGACCATCCATTACAACGCGAACGTCATCACGGTCGAGCAGATCGTGAACCTTTTCAACAACGCTGGTTTCGGCATCGGGGTCGGCGAGTGGCGGCCGTCGAGCCAAGGATCGTCACAGTTCGGCATGTTCGAGGTGGTCGGCTCTGACGAGGTTGCGTCGTGAGCGCGGCGAGGGGTGAGAGGCCGACGTGGCGCGCCGGGTCGCGTTTCAGCGCGGACCCGGCCATGGTCGCGAGGGAGCTCAGGGTGCTTCACCGGTTCACGTCCGTCCGCGACCAGGTGCGCCACCTCCGGGAGCACGAGGGGGAGTTCCCGACCCTGTGGGGGATACTCCCCACCGACGCGGACTCCGCGCTCTACGAGCTGCAGGTGGCGACGCTGCACCAGGTGTACACGTCGCTCGACCTTGAGGTCGACGTCACGGGCGGGGACGCTGGCAGCAGGACTATAACGGTTCGGGCGTTCCCGAGCAACCCGGACGGCCGGGGCTACGTGGAGATATCGCGCATCACGGAGGCCGACGACCGCAGGGGCTACATCGACAGCATCGAGCGCCGCATCAACGGCCTGCGCAGGGAGCTGTCCGACACGCAGGACTACTTCGAGCGGCGCGGGTACGAGTTCCCCGAGCGGTACGGCGCGCTGCGGCGCGACCTTGAGCAGGCGCTGGTCTCGTGGGAGGGCGGCGCGTGATGTGGCAGGCGGGGCGCGGTCAGGTAGGGTAAGGTACGGTGTGGCGCGGCGCGGCGCGGCTGGGCAGGCAAGGCTGGGTTCGGCGTGGCAAGGCGCGGCAGGGCAGGGCAAGGCGCGGCAGGCGCGGTTTGGCAGGCACGGCGAGGCATGGCAAGGCCGGGCGTGGCAAGGCAAGGCATGGCAGGCAGGGCGCGGAATGGTTAGGCTGGGCGTGGTTAGGCTGGGCGTGGCATGGCCCGGCAGGCGAGGTTTGGCTGGGCGTAGTTAGGCATGGTTCGGCAAGGCAAGGCATGGCAGGCAAGGCAAGGCGGGTCGGGGCGAAGCTTGGTTAGGCACGGCTTGGCATGGCTGGGTTTGTGAGGTGTGCAGGTGGGTGATCTGATACGGTGGTCCGAGATACACAGGCAGATAGTAGAGGCGCGCGACTTCGACACGATAGGGGCCATGCGCGGGAAGCTGGAGGTGCTCGACGTTGTCGCCAGGCAGCGGCACGAGAGCCTGCAGGTCCGCAACCGCATAGACCGCTACCACATAGAGCTGGCGTGGCGGGCGGCCGAGCTGTACAAGCAGCTCCCGGAGAGCCGCGGGCGCAGGAGGGCCGGGGATGGCGGGTCCACCTCGAAGCAGGACGCGCTCGACGGGCTCGGCGTGGCGAAGACGACGATGTCCCGCTGGGTCGAGACGCTCGACATACCGTTCAAGCGGCGGAAGCTCGACACCTACGAGGCCCGGTGCGACGACGAGGACCGCCCGCTGACGTTCCAGGGGTTCCGCAAGTTCGCGCTCGACGGCGACGAGCGGCTGCGCGGCGTCAAGCGGCGCGTCACCATCATCATGCGCGGTGGGGAGCCGGTGGAGGTGCGGAACTGTCCGTCCTCCATCGAGATCGAGGTGTACGACGAGGACTTCGACGAGCGGAGGCTGCTCACGTGACCGGCATCGAGAAGTTCATGGCCGCCATAAACGAGCGGTTCGGGGAGAACACGATACTGCGCGCGTCCGACCTCCCGACGCTCGGGCGCGTGTCCACCGGGTCGGTCGTCCTCGACTGGGGCATAGGCGGCGGCATAGCCATCGGCCGCATCACGGAGCTGTACGGCTACGAGTCGGTCGGCAAGACGCTCGTCGCGCTGAGGATAGTGCGCAACTTCCAGGAGGCGTTCCCCGAGCGCTCCGTGGCGTGGGTCGACACGGAGCAGTCGTGGGACGAGGAGTGGGTGCGCCGCGTGGGGGTGGACCCGGCCCGCGTCTGGATAGCGAAGCCGGACACGCTGAACCAGGCGTTCGACATAATGGACGTGTTCGCACGCACCGGCGACGTGTCGCTCGTGGTGCTGGACTCCCTCGGGGCGTCCGCCCCGCAGGAGGAGCTCGACGTGTCCATGGTCGACAAGAAGGCCGCCGGGCTCAAGGCGCGGACCGGGAACTGGGGCATGCGCAAGCTGCAGTCGGCGCTGAACTACTCCCGTAGGATGGGCCATGAGTCGACCATCCTCGTGATAAACCACACCTACATGGGCCTGTCGGGGTTCCGCCCGACGAAGGAGACGCCCGGCGGCAAGGGCAAGGACTACGCGGACGCGCTGAAGGTGGAGCTGTTCGTCCGCAAGGAGCTGCGGTACCCGAAGGAGATCGACCCGAACGAGGACCAGTACGGCCAGCGCGTAGGGTTCTATGTCAAGAAGTCCAAGGTCGGCATCCCGCACAGGCGCGGGGAGTTCGAGGTGTTCATCCAGCCGTACCACGGCTACGACGTCGGGGACTTCTCACTGCTTGAGTACGTGCCGTTCCTCGTGAACGCTGGCATCCTGTCGAGGACCGGTGCGTGGTACACGCTGCCCGACGGCGGGCGCGTGCAGGGGGCGCAGGCCGTGGCTGACTGGCTTCGCGGGCTCGACAGTGTCGAGCTTGACACGATGAGGAGGGAGTGCCTTGAACGAGTTGCCGAGCTGGATGTACCGGACGAGCAAGGAGATGAGCCGGAGGCAGGAGACGCGGCTGGCGAGGGAGCTGGGCGGGACGGTGCAGCGGGGGTCGGGGAACCAGCCGACGAGACCGGGTGATGTCCTGCTCGACGACTTCCTCGTCGAGGCTAAGATAACGAGGGCGTCGCAGTACACGCTGAGGGCCGCGTCGGTCGAGAAGATCGACAGGGAGGCGGCGAGCCAGAACCGTGACTGGGTCCTGGTCATAGAGATGGCCGGGCGGCGGCTCGCCGTGGTGTCGTACGACACGTTCAGGGAGCTTGTTGACGAGCTCGACCACTGGCTGATGACCGGGTGCCAGGAGGAGCCGGACGCTGAGACCGTGGCGCGGCGCGCGCGGTACCTGCACCCCTCCGCGATGGGGAGGTGCTCCAGGGCCGTGGTGTACGAGAAGATCGGGGTGTCGTCCGGGCGCTCGGTGAGCGCGCAGCTGCAGCGGGTGTTCGACAACGGGCACTCGTTCCACCGGCGCATGCAGCGGTACTACGGCGCGATGGGCGTCCTGCACGGGACGTGGGCCTGCGACGCCTGCGGCAAGCGGTGCCGCGTCCACGGCGCGCAGCCGGGGTGCCCTGAGCGTGCCGCACCGGCATGGGAGTACCTTGAGCCCAGGTTCAGGGACGAGGAAGAGCGCATATCCGGCCGGTGCGACGGCATCGTGTTCCACGGGGGCCGGAGGCTCGTGCTTGAGTTCAAGTCGATAAACAACAGGGGGTTCGTCTCGCTCTCCGGTCCGAGGCACGACCACATGGCCCAGGGGCAGCTGTACGCCCACGAGTTCCGAGCCGACGGGGTGGTGTACCAGTACGAGAACAAGGACACGCAGGCGATACGCGAGTACGTGATGCCGCGGGACGACATGCAGATACTGCTCCTGCTGGAGAAGGCCCGCGACATATGGAAGTGCATACTGACCGCCACGCTCCCGGCCCGCGTGTGTCCGTCGGTCGCTGACGCATACCGGTGCGACTACAAGGACGTGTGCTTCAACGAGTTCTTCGATCCAGCACCGTATTTTGAATCGTGGAGGGAACGATATGGCGCAGAGCTATGACGAGAAGGTGACCGAGTACAAGGCCACGCGCGAGGGCATGGCGGCCGCACTGAGGAACGACCTGCCGACGCCGCGCAGGCTGGAGCAGCAGGAGATAGACTTCGCCAACGGGTTCATGTCGCAGAACGTGGCGACGCTCTCCGACGAGGTGCTCATGCGGTACTTCCACCTGTTCGTGGGGCTGCACGACTACGCCGGATGGGAGCTCGCCGCGTCGTCGGCCGACCTGGAGGCCGCGACGGAGGTGTACAACTTCACCGTCGCCACGGTGAAGCTCCAGGCTCCCGACGGCATGAAGCCGAGCCAGGCCGACGCCTGGGTGAAGACCCGGATGGAGATCCAGCGGCTGAACCAGGAGCGGCTGAACCAGCGGGCGCGGCACGAGCTGCTGAAGGCCCTGACGAAGGGCTACGAGGAGAAGTCCAAGCTCTGCAGCCGGGAGATGACCCGTCGCCTGAGCGCGGCGAACATAAACTCCACGAAGCTGGGCGTCACGTGATCCCGGCGGTGTTCTCGTACGGCATGCCGAAGACCGGCACCACGCTCATGCTCAAGGCGTTCATGCGGTGCCGCGGGGTATACTACTGCCGCATCCGCGAGGGGTACTCGATACACCCGATGAACAGCGAGACGGGACTGTGCGACGTCGTGCGGTGGAACGGGGGCCACCCCATCGTGCTCGTGCGGACCTACCGGCACCCCGTCGACGTGATGGAGGCGCTGTTCAGGATTCACGCGGACTGGGGCGACGCTGAGCTCCGCAGGTTCGTCGGCTTCTACCGCGCGGAGTTCGAGAACACGGCGCGGTGCGTGCGCAGGATACTGCGCGGGGAGTGCAACAGCCCGCAGTACCCCACGCGGGTGGTGTTCGCCGAGATAGAGTTCGGGGGCATCGGCAGGGGGCCGATCCTGGAGGAGTTCCTGGCGCGGCTCGCGGGGCCGCTCAGCCCCATGGCGGTCGACGCCGTGCGGGGGTACCTGACAGGGACATGGGGCCGCAGGCCGTCGCGCGACGGCAGGCTGAGGCGGATCATCGAGGGGCGGCCGGTGCCCAATATCCTCAGCGACCGGCAGATCGACTACGTCGTCACGGAGCTGTCCGACGTGATAGCCGCCATGCGGTTGCGGTATAGCAACCGCCTCGACGGGTGGGAGGACGAGTATGGGAGACGATAGGTGGAAGGGCTTCGAGCGCAAGGTGGCGGCCAGGTTCCGGGGACGGCGCGTGGTGCGGCCGGACTGGGGGAAGCCGGACCTCGACGTGGTGGCCGAGCCGTTCGGCATCGAGTGCAAGTACCGCAAGAGCTTCTCCTACGAGCGGGCACTTGCCGAGGCCGAGCATATTGTGGATACTGTTCCTGAGCGGTCCGGCCTGCTGCCGCTGGCGGTGTGCCAGCACCCGGGCGAGCGCGGGCGCGAGATGGTGGCCTTCCGCCTCGGCATGCTCGGCAGCGTGCTCGGCGTGGCGTTCGCGTCCAAGGCGTTCGACGAGGTGGCCGTGATGCCGCTGAAGTATTTCATCAACATCCTTGATAAGGGAGGGGTACGGTATGGCGTCAGGGAAGGCGATCAGGATCAGGTGCGAGGGGACGGAGGCGCTCCCGCTTGACGACCTCTGCGACCTACAGGGGACGCTGAAGGTGCTGACCGACGAGAACGCGGCGAAGCTGCGCGAGAGCATCCTGCGGTTCGGTTTCTCGTTTCCGGTGTTCGTGTGGGGCAGGGCCAAGCGTTACATCGTGGACGGGCACCAACGCGTCGAGGTCCTGAAGCGCCTGCGCGACGAGGGGTACGAGGTGCCGGACATACCGGTGGTCCCGATCCATGCTTCGTCGAAGGCCGAGGCGAGGAAGAAGCTCCTGACCGCCGTATCGCAATACGGCGACGTGTCGGTCACCGGGCTCGCCGACATGCTTGACGACATGGACGCCGCCAACATGGACCTGTCGTCCGTGGTGGCCATGCCGGGCATCGACCTGTCGGGGTTCTTCGAGTCCCTTGAGTCGGACGGCATCCCGGTCACTGATGGCGTTGCGCCGGTGGCCGAGGACACCGACATCGACACGCTCGCCACCAGCATGGAGTGCCCGAAGTGCGGGTACCGGTGGTGAGCACGGACCGTGACGCTCCGGTGGGAAGGAAGAGGTCGTACACGATGTCGCGGATACGCAGCAGCGGCACTCGGCCGGAGCTCATGGTCGAGTGGTTCCTGCACACCGTCGGCGCGTCGTTCGAGTGGCAGCCACGAATCCACGGTCGGCCGGACTTCCTCGTCGAGGGGCGGGTTGCCGTGTTCGTCGACGGGTGCTTCTGGCATGGCTGCCCGGAGCACTACAGGGAGCCTAAGACGCGCGCGAGTTTCTGGCGGGCCAAGATATCAAGGAACAGGGGGCGCCGTGAGGAGGTGCTTCCGGTCCTGCGCCGCTCCGGGTACACTGTCATAAGCATATGGGAGCACGCCGTCAATGACGGATCGTACAAGGGCGAGCTTTGGCTGGCGATGCCCCGGTAGACCCATTAGACACATATGCAGTATGGAGATAGGATGCTGAGCAGGGTTCCGACTGTTATCTCAACGTTTGCCGGATGCGGTGGGTCATCGCTCGGTTACAGGTGGGCAGGTTTCAATGAGCTGCTCGCAGTGGACTTCAACGCCAACGTGGAGCGGTCGTTCAACGCCAACTTCCCAGACGTCCCGTTCTGGCGGCGCGATATCACCGAGGTCACGGCCGGGGAGGTCCTGTCCTTCTGCGGAATCGGGAAGGGTGACCTCGACGTTCTTGACGGGTCGCCACCGTGCCAGGGATTCTCGATAGCCGGAAAGCGCAACATACAGGACCCGAGGAACAGCCTGTTCGGCGACTTCGTGCGGCTTGTATCCGGGCTGCGCCCGAAGGTGTTCGTCATGGAGAACGTTCCGGGCATGGCTATAGGGACATACCGCGGTGTCTTCAACGAGGTGTTGACGGTCCTGCGGTCCACCGGCTACTCGGTGCTGTGCAGGCTGATGAACGCGGCGAACCATGGCGTCCCGCAGAGCAGGCGGCGTCTCATCTTCATAGGGGTGCGGCCTGACCTCGGAGTGCCACCGGTGTTCCCAGACCCGCTCGGCGGCGTCATGACATCCGGCGACGCCATCGACGGGGTGGACAGCTCCGACGAGGAGCTTGCGTGGGCCAGGTGGCTGGCTGATGACCATGACTGCGCGTCATCGAAAATTGTCAAGAGAGCATTTCTACTGATGAGACCCGGCGAGAATGGATCAAGATATTTTGATGGTAAATATTTTAACTATGTCAAACTGCATCCTGACAGGCCGTCGCCGACCATACTGACGATGCCGACAGGGTACAGAAACCGTTACTTCCATTGGAGTGACGCGCGCAATATAACCGTGTCGGAATGCAGGCGGCTCTGCTCGTTCCCGGATTCGTTCAGGCTGTCCGGCAGGCTCCATGAGCAGTGGACGCAGCTCGGCAACTCCGTGATGCCGCGCTTCATGGAGGCCGTGGCCGGGACCGTCAAGAGGGACATACTGGGGGTATGACATGCCGAGGACTCTGAAGCAGATCGTGGCGAACTGGGAGCACTACGGGACGGTCGACGCGCAGGACCTCGCCGCGCTGGTCCGGGCCGTCAGGAAGCACGACCACACGGTCGCCGTGCTTGAGGGTAAGGTGCTGTCAGCCGAGTCGGACAGCAGGCGGCTGATGAGAGAGGTCGACGCGCTGCGCGACTACAAGGGAAGGACGCTCCACAGGCTGAAGAAGCTTGAGGAGGAGGTCCGGGAGCTGAGGAAGGCGGCCGCGATCCGCGGCCGGGAGACCGGGCAGGCCGGGGGCGGGGCGGTCTCCCTGGAGGGAGAGAACGATGAGGGACATGATCGAGAACATCGAGCTTGACCCGCCGAGTAGCAGGCTCGTGACCGTGAGCCACACGGTCATGGTCCTGGACCGCAGCGGGTCCATGCAGGCGATCCGCAGGCTGGCCGTCGACGGGGTGAACGAGCAGATCCAGGCGTGCAAGCGGGCCGAGACGACGTTCAAGAAGCGGTTCACGCTCGTGACGTTCAGCACGTTCGTGGACGACCCCGCGTTGCTGGCCGTCGACGTCGACGCCCTGTCGGGCACGTACCTGACGATGGAGGACTACCGCCCGGACGGCCTGACCGCGCTGTACGATGCGGTCGGCAAGACCATCAGGATGTTCGAGGAGCGCGACAGGGGCGGGTCCACGTTCCTGTTCTGCGTGCTGTCGGACGGGCAGGAGAACAACTCCGTGGAGTTCGACGGTCCGGGGCTCGCCGAGCTCATACAGGCGAAGACCGGAAAGGGCAACTGGACGTTCACCTACCAGGGCACGGGTGTGGACCTCTCGGTGATGCGGTCGCTGAACATTCCGGAGGACAACATCCAGGTGTACCGGGACTTCTCTGACCGGAGCTTCGCCACCCTGACGTCGGACAGGGCCGTGGGCACGCAGCTGTACTTCGCGTCGCTGTCGAACGGTGACATGTCATCGAGCGACTTCTACACGAGCTCTGGTGTAGAGGTCTACCCGAACCAGGAGGATGGCGATGCCCGGCGGCCGCAAGACGATACTGAATGAGGAGCTCTCCAGGCAGTACTGCAACTACGTCAAGATCGGCATGACCGAGAAGGACGCGGCCGTGCTGTGCGGGGTGGACATCACCACCGTGATGCAGTGGAAGCGCAAGGGCCGCGCGGCGTACGACGACGACACCGTGGAGTTCGGCGAGAGCACGAACATGTACGTCGACTTCTTCCTTGAGGTCGACAAGGCCAAGCGCTTCGCCAAGCAGCTGTGCCTGCAGACGATAGTGCAGGCGCTGCCGAGCGACCCGAAGCTGTGCCTGACGTGGCTCGGGCGGAAGTACCCGGATGAGTGGGGCCGCAAGGACTGGCCCCGGATGCAGCAGAACACGCTCGTGCTGCAGGAGACGGGGCTCATCGGGAAGGATGGGAGAATTGACGTCGACGGAATCCGCGAGAGCATTGCTCGCGCACGGCGAACCTTCACTATCGACGATATTGGAGCTCAGGAGCGACTTGTGCCTGGAGATGGAGCGGCTGCTGACAATCCAGGAGCAGGCACGGCTTCCTGACGTCCAGGCGGACGCCGAGTACACGGAGGCGCTTGAACTCACCATAGTGGAGCTCGCGCAGTGCCTCGATGCCATCCAGGGCTCCGTCGAGCTGTACGACAGCACCCTCCGCTACGCCGAGGACCCGGTCCGGTTCATCAACAACGAGTGCTCCCTGTTCAACCCGGACAAGGAACCGGCCATAATGCCGTTCCACCTGTACGACTACCAGGCCGAGTTCATCGAGAGGCTGCACATTGCCTACAGGAACGACGAGTCGCTGCTCACCGAGAAGACCCGGCAGATGGGGATGTCGTGGCTCTACATGGCGTTCTTCCTGTGGGCGCTCCTCTACGACCCGGACTTCTCGGGCATCGTGCTGAGCTACAACATCCGGCTGGTCGACGACGGCGGGTCGGAGAGCAGCATCAACTCCCTGCTCGGCAAGCTGCGCTTCATGTACGACCTCCTGCGCGCGCCGCTGCGCGGGGTCCTCGCCGTGAAGTACCTGAACGTGCGCAACCTGCGCACGAGCGCCTACCTCGTCGGCGAGACGGCGCACCCGAACGCGGGGCGCGGCGGGTCGTACAAGATAGGGCTGTGGGACGAGACCGCGCTGTCGGTTAAGAGCGAGGAGGTGTTCAGCGCCTTCTACCAGGCCACGCGGTGCAGGTGCTACAACTCGACTCCGCGCGGCAAGGGCAACGTCTTCGCCCGCCTGCGGTTCGCGGCGGAGTCCACGGTGAACGTCGTGACGCTGCACTGGACGCTGCACCCGGAGAAGGGCGCGGGCGCGGTGCAGAACAAGGACGGCAGGTGGACGTCACCGTGGTACGAGCACGAGTGCCGGGACATGACCCCTGCGCAGATCGCGCAGGAGCTCGACATCGACTACGAGACGTCGGTCGAGGGCAGGGTGTACGAGAAGTTCAGGAGCACGGTGCACGTGCTGAAGGAGGCCCCGGAGTTCCGGCCGGAGTTCGAGACCATCATAGCGTGGGACCTCGGCGTGGCCGACGACACGTTCGGGGTGGTGTTCCAGCGGGACCCGCAGGGGTCGCTCCTCGTGTTCGACGAGGTGGTCGGGACGGACGAGGACATAAGGTTCTACATAGACCTCGTGTGCGGGGTGCGCCCGTCCGAGCTCGACTATGTGTTCGACAAGAAGCTGGAGGCGTACGAGCGGTTCCTCGGCAACGCGCAGGAGCACGACTACGCGGGGTTCGTCCAGGTGGCCGGGCCGGACGCGGGCCAGCGCAGCATAAACAGCAAGACCTCCGTCCGCCAGCAGTTCACGACGGCCGGGCAGATCGGCCGCGCCAGCGGCAGCTCAGACAGGCGGTACAGGGACATGCGGATGGTCGCCATGAGCGGGTACAAGATCCTCGACCGGATAGTCGCCACCAGGAAGGTGATGGACCCGGCGAGGCAGCGGTTCTACGTGTCCCCGGTGTGCGTGCACACCATAGAGCACCTGTCGAACTACGCATGGACGAAGACGTCGGAGGGCATGAACAGGGAGGTGCCGGATCACAACTGGGCCTGCCTGCGCGGTGATGTCAGGGTGCGGACGCTCAACGGATGGGTTCCGATATCGGAGGTGTCCGCTGGGGACTTCGTGTGGGGGTACTCAGAAAAGGAGCGCCGCCTGGTTCCGGCTGAGGTCGGCAATGCCGGAAGGACGGGCGTCAATGCAAGGCTCCTTGAGGTCGGCATAGACAGCGGCCGGTCGCTGTTCTGCACGCCGGAGCACCGGCTCATGCTGAGGGACGGCTCGTACCGGCGCGCCGATGAGCTGGCCGTCGGTGACGGTCTGATGCCGTTCTACGAGAGACTGAACAGGAGCTACATCCGCGTTGACCTCAACGACGGGACGTTCGCCGATGAGCACAGGTTCGTGTACAGCCGGTTCAACGGTTCGCTTGGGGAGACCGGTCTCCACGTCGACCATATCAACCACAACAGGTTCGACAACAGGCCTGAGAACCTGCAGCTGCTGTCTGTGGATGACCACTGTCAGAAGACGTTCCGGGGGAAGAGCGCCGAGGAGAGGAGGCTGGTGGACGCCACACCTGAGCGTGATTTCTACAACTCACGGTCCGGCTACTTCAAGTGGTGCAAGAACTGCGGGGAGGAGTTCTTCGGGACGCACAAGCGGGCTTACTGCTCTCCGCGCTACCGTGATGAGTACAGGAAGATGCGCGATAGGGCGCAACTCATTCCGAGCCGGTCCGACGAGGCCAGGCTTGAGAAGAACAGGAAGGCGGGGGAGAAATACCGCAGGAACGGGAAGAACCACAAGGTCAGGTTCATACGCTCCGCGGCCTCCGCCGACGTGTACGACCTGTCCGTACCTGAGCTCGGAAACTTCGTCGCCGAGGGTGTGGTGGTCCACAACTCGCACGGGGCTGACGCCGTCGGGTACGGCGTGCTGTACTTCTCAAGGAGGCGCGAGGTGAGGATGAAGCCGGACCTGCACGGGGACCGCGTGCGCCGGACGACCCGGAACCTCGGCACGCCGATGAGGGTTGGAAGGTGATGGACCTCATAGACTTCATAGAGATAGGTGAGTACGCGGAGACGCGCCGCCTGCTGCGGGTGTTCGTGGAGTGCGGGCCGATGGAGCGCCCGTACGTCCTGTCGGTTGATGGTCTTGTGGCCGGGTCCGGACATGCGGGGGCAGGGTTCGAGCGCGCCGTGTTTTTCCGTGCGCGCGTCTTCGGCCTGAGGACGGACGTGGACCTGTCCGACATCTCCGACGAGTGGACGTTGAGGGTGTCGGCCACCACGGCGACCGGGAAGTTCCTGTCCCACACCATTCCCTCCAAGACGGTCCTGGGCAGCGTCATCATCCCGATCGTGCGTCTCACCTTCGATTACGGGTACACGCTGGGCGTGACGATGCCCCGGGCCGATATTGCCCAGCGGTGGGGGGATGAGCATGAATAGAGGATGCTCAGGGGTTTACTTTTATCAGATATTATCTTATTTTATATACATGACAGGCGGAGGGGTCCGGGTGAGGTGTCCGGTGGCGTCGGTGCCAACACACCACGCCGCCGCACCTCGACCGTGCAGACACCACGCGGGAGCGGACGCGCCGTTAGTCCGGCCCGGTGCCCCGATGCCGTTTCAGGAGGTTAGGACATGAGGTTTTCGCTCTGCATCGGTGACCTTGAGGTCCGCATGAACCAGCGGGTTCATGCGCGCGAGATAGTGCGGTGGAGCGGGGGGAAGGACGGGAAGGCGTGCCGCGTGCTGGCGCTGTGGGAGGACTCGGAGAGCGGGCCTGAGCTCCGCTTCGTAGGCGGCAGGCCGTTCGACCAGGGTGTGGACACGCTCGTTTTCTGGCGTCTCGCGGCGGTGGGCCAGGCGGTGTTCACCCTATCCCACGAGACGCTGACGGACGACGACTGAGGTGGCGGGATGATAAAGCAGATACCGATCCTCGCCTCGCAGAAGCGGCTCGCCGCCAAGGTGCGGGAGCTGGTGGACGCGGTCAACCGCATAGAGAGGCGGCACGCGGAGACGGACGAGCTCGCGGCGCTACCGTACGACGGGCCGCCCGACCTGGTAGGTCCCGAGGGGGTGCTGCGCAGGATCGACCCGGACGACGATGGGGGTGCCTGATGGTGCGCGTCGGTGAGCGCGTAGGCGCAGTGCTCAGCTCGACCGGGGACGAGGTGCTGTTCCTCGGGTACGGCGTGTACGAGGGGGACGCCGTGCCGCGCGAGGCGGTGGGCTTCATGGCCGATGCCTTGCGCGGTTATGGGCACAAGAACCCGTGCCTGCTCCTGGACTCCGGGAAGCGCGTGTTCGGCTGCGAGTGCTGGTGGGGGTCGGAGGCGTGCGTGCGCGAGATGCTGGACGGTTATCGTGCCCTCGGCCGTAGCGTTGTCGAGACCGACATCGACAGCGCCCGCCAGGATTTCCTGAAGGGGGCAGAGGGCGCATGAACCTCGCGATCCTCCGGTTCGTCGTGGGACTTGTCGCCGGTGGCCTCATCACCCTTGGCGTCATAAGCCTGGCCGAGGGTGCGGTCGTGGTCGGGATGACGGGCATGCTTACGAGCCTCCTCATGCTATGGGTTGTGGTCAGGGCGGGGCCGTCGAGGTGAGCGTCAAGGAGATCGTGGCAGCCTACCTGAGGGAGCACGGGTACGACGGGCTGTACTTCGATGAGTGCGGGTGCCGCGTCGATGACCTGATGCCGTGCGGTGAGTGTTGCTCTCGGTGCCTGCCTGGATACCTGGTCCGCTGTGATGAGATGCTTGACGGGCTTTGCATCGGGCCGAAGGAGGGAGACGAATGAACCAAGATGTTGTATCAATGATAGTAAACGGTATGTCCAAAAAGGCCGAAGAGCGGAGATCGAAAACGCAGATGACTTTGGGGGATTTGATCAAGGAATTAGAAAATCTCCAACCTGAAGCGACGATACATGAGTGCGGACATCTCCACTCTTACCGAGGATATTATAGCGACCTATGTGTGCATTCGGAAGGCAACAACTCGGTCAAGCACTTTCTGGAAGAATGCAAGAATGCGCTCGGCGCCTGTTTCGAAGGCTGGAAGGGCGGCGAGTTCTGGATGACCGGCAATACCCCGATGTGGCATGCGCCGGAGGGTTGTTGTGGTCCGAGAATCATGTCACTGCGAACCGATGATGAGGGCGTCTACTTCGTCACCGAGGAGGAATCACATGACGTTTGACGAACTCATCGAGGGCACCACACCAGGTCCATGGAAGTGTGATCAAAGGGGTGGTCGTGTTGCTGTTTATCCAGCGAATGAAACACACAGCTGTCTTGCAGGGGCTCAGGATTGGGCAGTGCATCACAGCAATCGAGGAGCGAAATATGAGGACTACAAGCTTAACTGGAGCATGGATGCCGAGGCCAAGGCCAACGCCAGGCTCATTGCCGCTGCCCCAGATCTATTACGCCGACTCCGGAACTTGCTGAAGGTGGTAGGCGCGCCGGGTACGTGCAAAGGTTGCGGAGCTGCGATCCTGTGGGTAACAACGAAAAACGGGAAGGCCGCGCCCTACGATCCCGACGGCGAGACGCACTGGGCCACGTGTCCTAACGCAAAGAGGTTTAAGAAATGACGTTTGACGAACATGGCAATTCATGGCCGGGCGGCTACCGACATGCCTTATCGCAAGCTGAGCACGGGCGCTGGAATGCAACACACTATCCTGGCACGCGGCAACTATGCAGCGAATGCGGGCAGCCGACTGAGCGGTGTGAAGCGGACGAGATAAGAGACGATGAGGGCAATCCGTTATGCGCTACGTGCGCCGCTGAATTGGGGGTATGGGGTGACGCTTGACGAGATCCGCAAAGAAATCGAAACCAGATGGGGCGGGATCACCGAGTACGAGGAAGAATCGGTCAATGCGTTGGAGAAACGCATCCTTGCTGATGCAGCAGGGGAAGACGAGATACGCGCCCGCGCTGATAGGATCGAGGAGTTGGAGAATCGTGAGAAGGAGCTCAGCTCCCAGTACCGTATCGACCTCGAAAAGAAAAAAGCCGCATATGACGAAGCATGCAAGCGCAAGGATCACCCCGAACACCCCACCTACTACACGCACGACGTCAACGACAGCCAACCTCCGCACGATTACGCGCCCATGGACATGAAGCACGCGATCGAGCAGCGAAAGCGGGAGGAAAAGACGCAGTCTGGTTGCCCCGTGTGCCACTGGCCCCCCAATCCAGCAGGTTGGCATGCCCCCTGGTGCACACCTCGGATGCGCGAGGATCACGAGATCGCGGAGAGGGCGCGGTATCAACTCCGCATCAGCTCAACGGCATCCCACACGTACCTTGTGGTCAACACCGACGAGCCGTACGCCGAGCAGGTGTTCGACCTGATTCACAGGCACGAGCAAGAGAAGGGCACCTGGGATGGCGCGGACGATTTCCAAGGTTTCTGCCAAGAGCTTAGAGATAGAACCGCACTATAACGGAGGGAACGTTAATGAGCACTGACATTGCTACGACGAGGAACTTCACCGTGACGCAGTTCATGGGGGGCGAGGAGCGCGGGCTCAGCCTGCAGATCACGCCGCGCAACACGCCGCTGCTCCCGGAGCGCCCAACCGGTCCAGGCGGGAGCGTGACGCCGGGGGACATGCTGCAGGTGCAGACCTACGTCCAGCTCACGCGGGAGGACGTGGCCGAGCTCGTCCCGGTGCTGAGGCGGTGGCTCTGGAGGAGGCGCGTGAACGCTAAGCTGCTCCTCCAGGCCGCGGCCGGTGCCTGCGGGGCGGCGTTCGGCGTGGGCGTCGTCAGCATGCTCGGCGGTTTCGGTACCTACGGGGTGCTGCTCGCTGTCTCGGCGCTGCTGGCGTACGCCGTGGTCCTCGCCGTCATAAGGAGCCGCTCGTGAGCGAGGCGCTGACGTTCGACGAGATCCGCAAGGAGATAGAAACGAGGTGGAATGGTACCACCGAGTACGAGCGACGATACCTAGAGGCACTTGTTGGCCTGGTCAGCAGAGTAAGGATAAATACGCGCCGGACGATGGTCCATGATGACCGGTTCAAGGCCGAGAACGCCCAAGAGCGGCTCACCGAATTAGAGGACCGCGTCCAGGCGTTGGAGGACCAGGAGAGGAGGCACAGTGCTCATCCGGAGCACCCCGCTGACTATGCGTACGAGCCGTGCGGCGGGGTACCGGAGAGCCGTGAGGTGCTCCTCAAGACGGCGGAGGTCCGCGACGCGCCGGGTGAGGTGAGCCAGGCCGGTCTCGACGCCCTTGCCGACGCCAACGGCGAGGACGCCGCGCGGGAGCTCGGGGCGATACTCGCCACGCACGCCGTCGGCAGGCTGCGCCCCGCGCACATGCCCGTCCTGCAGAGGAGCCACGAGATAGCCGAGCGGGCGCGGGAGCAGCTGGAGTGGATCGGGAACGAGGAGGTCCCGGCATGGCCCGCCCACGCGGTGGTGCGCATGCTCCGCTACGTTCTTGACGGCGAGGAGGAGTGATGCCCACCATCACGCATGCCAAGACAGCGTACGAAAGGGGCAGGTGGTTCCTTATCTTGATGGGGTTGTGGCCCGAGCATCCGACGGATGCCAACGACAGTCGACCTCCGCACGATTACGCGCCCATGGACATGAAGCACGCGGTCGAGCAGCGAAGGCGGGAGGGAGAGGCCGTGGGCGTGTGTCCGGTGTGTGGATGGTTGCCGCAAATACCAGGTCCGACAGGCGTCCAAATCGGAGGACACGAGTACTGGTGTACCCCTCAGATGCGCGAGGATCACGAGATCGCAGAGAGGGCACGATATCAGCTCAATATCAGCAGTGCTGAACGGGGTTTCCGTCAGTCGGCGGTGTCCATTCATGGCGTGGTGCGATACATCGTCAATGGTGAGGAGGAGAAATGAAAGCACGGTTTGACAAAGACGGGGCTATAGAAATCGAAAGAGCGGGGCAGTGGAAAGGGCAATATTGCTATCATGGCATGGATGTCAGATGTAGCGATGCCTGTCCGCTGCTTCTCGAATATACAACGAGGATGCCAGGCGAACTCCCGACGGTTACGCGGTACATCAATATCGGCTGCAGCCACATATCGCATGACCTCGTTGGGGATATGAGGCCAATCACAGAGAGAGAAAAATGACACAAGAACAGCTCGATAGAGGAAACGAGATCCAGGAAAGACTTAAGGTTTTGCGGAGTTGTAGAGTGGCGCTGATCAAATCTATACGATCTCCCGAGAACAATAGGCTTTACCTCAGCGGAAGCGCACCACGGCTCCCTTTCATGTTGTCCGTCGAGCACAAACAAGCGCTATTGCCTCTGATCAAAACGGAGATTTCCGAGCTTGAAAACTCTATGGAACGCTTGTAGGAGGAATAATGTGCAGGTCAAGGATTTCGTTGCTGGTATTCTCACTGGCGCTGCTCTCGCCGTCGTTGTGCTTCTCCTCTTCCCCGGTGCTGGGGAAGCTGAAGGAATTGAAGCAGAACTACGGGCAGCTCAGGACGCAGGTCGCCAAGCTGGAGAGGAGCTTGCAGGAGCGCGAGCGGAAATTGAGCGACTACGAGCGGCTTACAGCCGAGCAGAGGCGGACCGTGCTGAGCTTGAGAGCCGCCTTGCTGAGCAGCAGCGAGTCACTTCGGAGCTTAGAGCGCAGGCTGACGATGACCGAGCGACAATTGAAAGCATCGAGCGCATCGTTGGAAGCGGCGAGGGCATCATTGACGAGCTTACCGCGTTCTTTGAAGCGCGAGCGGATTAAGGCCGCCGCCATGGGGGGCGCCTCCGGCGTTGTGCTCGGGCTCCTTGCCGGGCTGGTGGTGAAGTGAGCGACCCGCGGCTGTGCCCCGAGTGCGGCGCTGGGAGCCGCGTCATAGAGACGCGGCCCGCAAGCATGGGGACGCGCCGACGCCGGGTGTGCGTCGAGTGCGGGCACAGGTGGTCGACGCGGGAGACGGTCATGGGGGCGGAGCCGGACTGCCTGGCGGAGCGGGCGTTCGAGCTGGTGAGCAGGATGTGCCGCGTGTGCGAGCACAGAAATGGTACCTGATGTGTTCTATTTCCGGGACTGGGTCTACGAGCTGCTGAGCCGGTGGGGGCTGCTCGTGCTGCTGTTCGCGTTCACCGGCGTGTGGACCGGCGTGGTGGTCCTCGTTACGTGGCTCGCCGTGCACAGCAGCGAGCGGCGCAACGTCGTGCGCCACCTGGACGAGGCGGCCAGGCACGAGGTGGGGCTGCGCGACGATCGGATAGCCCTCCTGGAGGAGCGCCTGCGCGACGAGCGGCGGCGCGCCTCGGACATGGCGGTCGGGCTTCGGGGCGTGAAGAACATAGTCGACGGGGTGCTGTACGCGCGGGCGATGGAGGAAAAGGATGGGTGAGGAGCACGGAAGGGGGCTGTGTCACCGGTGCGAGCACAGGGCGCGCGCGCTGGAGACGGGCGGCGGCCCGCGGTGGGAGTGTGGGAACTTCGGCGAGGCCGTGACGAGCTGCTACATGTACCTGCCGGTGCTTCCGGCGATCATGGAGAGGCACGAGAACGACGACCGGGAGATACGCTGGCCGGCGTTCGCGCGGGCGCGGAGCCGCTATGTCGGTGTGGTCGATACGGGGATGGTAAAGCCCGTGATCCAGCGTGTCGGCGGCGGGTACACGATACTGTGGGAGAAGGTGGGGGGCGCGGACCAGGCGCGCACGGCCTGGGATCGCCTCAAGGCCGCGCTTCGCAGGTATCTCATGCTCTGGAACGCCGGTTAGGTATCGGAGGGGGCACATGACTGAGAAGGTTTCAAGGATGGTCGAGCTGATCACGGATGTCGGCTCGTACGCGCGCGAGTGCAGGGCGGACAGCAGCGACGTGAGCAAGACCATGCGGGCGCTCGTCGGCACCGAAGGGGGGCAGGAATGACCGAGGGCGTGTTCACGGTCCTGGAGGCCGCCGAGAGGCTCGGGGCGGCCAGGCGGGCGGCCGTCGGCGGCGACACCTCCATGACGGGCCAGGAGGTGGGGGCGCTCGCCGACAGCCTGTCGAGGTCGTTCACCGGCATAAGCGGGGACGAGGCGTCCATGATCGACGACATCAGCACGGGGCTGCGGATGCTCTCCATGGCGC